CTGGAGGGGGTCCAATACTGGGAGCGCGGCACCCCCTTCGGCCGCACGCGCGTCGACCCGGGCGCGTTCCCCGAAGCGGGCCCCGAGGCCTTCGGCGAGGACGAGCCACCGTTCTAGCACTGACGCCAACCGTTCCCCCGCCGCCCGCTGGGCGGGGGTCCGGTGGTCGCCAGATGTTCCCCCACCCCCCGACAAAACCCCCATGCGCCTGATAGCGAGACCCACCCCCACCGCGCGCGAGGCCGAAAGGCAAGCCCGCGCGTTCGAGGGCTTGCGGAAACGGGGCCGACCCCTGCCTCCACTACCCCCGGACGAAGCGACCTGGGCCCCGATCCCTGGCTACGCCCAGTACGAGGTCAGCGCGGAGGGCGTGGTGCGCAACGCGGTGACGGGCCGCGTTCTGCGGCAAAGGCGGAGCCGCTTCGTCGACACCTATCTGCGCGTGATGCTCCACGCCGGCCGACGAAGCGGCGAGGCATGCGCCGCCCATCCGTACGTCCATCACCTCGTGTTGCTCGCCTTCGTCGGGCCACCCCCGAAAAGCGCGGTCGTACACCACCTCAACGGCGACCGCGGCGACAACCGTCTCGTTAACCTGGTGTATTGCACCCTCAAAGAAGCGCCCCTCTGATGTCCCTTCCGATCCGCATCGTCTTCGACCTGGAGACCTACTCCGAGGCCGCGCTGGAGGATACCGGCTCCGAGGTCTACTCGCGCCACCCGTCGACGGATGCCATGTGCGGCGGGTGGGTCGGCATCGACGACGCCGGTATGCCCGCCGGACCTGTCGAGACCTGGGTCCCCGGCCAGCCGCCTCCGGCCTGGGCCCGCGACCCCGAGGTCGAGGTGTGGGCGTGGAATGTGCGCTTCGACCAACAGATCTACGACCGTGTCCTCGTCCCCCGCTACGGCTGGCCGGCGCGCCCCCCGGGCATGTGGAGATGCCTCATGGCGCGCGCGGCCTACGGGAATTTGCCGCTTCGCCTCGAGCTCGCGGCGGTGGCTCTCCGCGCGGAGGCCTGCAAGGATACCGCCGGCCACCTTCTGATGATGCGATTGTCACGCCCGGCGAAGTCGACCGTCCGGACCTCCGACCCGAAACGCCACCACACGGCCGCCGCGGTGGCGCGCCTCCTCGAGTACTGCCGCGCGGACGTGGCCGCCGAGGCGGGCCTATTTCATCGGTTGCCGGCGCTCCCCCCGATGGAAGAGGCCGCGTTCGCGCTGGATCAGGTGATCAACGCGCGGGGGATCCTCGTCGACCAGGTGCTGCTCGACGCGTGCGAGGCGTCGATCCTCACGCTGCGGGAGCTCCATCGGGAAGACCTCCGCCGCATCACCCGCGGTGCGGTCGAAGACGAGAACCAGCTCGACGCCCTCGTCGGCTGGCTCGCGGCTCGCGGCGTCCCCGCGTTCTCTGGACAGGGCGGGATGGACAAGGACGCCGTCGCGGGGTACCTCGCCACCGTCGAGCGCCATATCGGACGCGAGCCGACCCCCGAGCTCGACGACGCCGCGGGGGTCCTCCGGATCCGCCAGGCGAACGGACGCAGCGCGCACGCGAAATTCGCCAAGCTGCGCGCGGGGTCCTCCGCCGACGGTCGTCTCCGTGGCGCCGTCCAGTACGGCGGCGCGCATCAGACGCTCAGGTGGGCCGGTCGGGCCGTGCAAACGCAAAATATGCCGAAGGGCATCCTCGGGTCCGACGCGGCCAGGGGGCCCACGTATGCGACTGCCCGCGAGCTGATTCGCACCGCGGGCGGCGATGTCGCGTTGCCGGTCGCGGCGTACGGCGACGGGGTGGTGGGCGTGTCGCGCGAGATGCCCGGGCTCCCCGCCGTCGTCTCGTCGCTGCTGCGCTGCTGCTTCGTCGCGAAGCCCGGGCACGTGTTCGCGATCGCGGACTACGCCGCGGTCGAAGCGCGCGGCGTCATTTGGTTGTCGGAGGACGTCGCGGGAATGACCGCTTTTTGCGACGGGGCCGACTTGTATTGCCTCGCCGCGTCCGCGATCGAAGGGCGGACGATCACGAAGGCGGACAAGGAGCGCAACACGCTCGGCAAGCCGACGGTGCTGGGGTGTGGGTACGGAATGGGCCCTGCGAAATTCGCGGCGACCTTCGACCTGAGCGAGGAAATGGGCGCCAAGGCCGTCCAAGCTTACCGCGGGACGTTTTCAGGGGTGCCCCGACTATGGAAGGACGTCGAGCGGGCTGCCGTGGCCGCGGTGCGGGACCCCGGGTCGACTCACCGGGTGGGGCGCGACGGGCGGGTCGCGTTTCGGTTCGGCGGTCAGCATTTGCTCTGCCGCCTGCCCTCGGGCCGCTGTCTGTGGTACCGCGACGCCTGCCTCGTCGAGGGCCCCTTCGCCGGGACGGTGGTCGTCGAGTTCGCGAGCGAGAACGGAAAAACAAAACAGTGGCAACGGGGGACCATCTGGGGCGGGACCTTCGTTGAGAATATCGTGCAGGCGCTTTGCCGCGACCTCCTGCTCTTCTCGATGCACGAGTGTGAGCGCGAAGCGTTGCCAGTCGTACTGCATATCCATGACGAGGTACTGTGTGAAGTGCCCGCGCCGGAGACCCCGGCAGCCGAGCGGGCCCTGGTGCGCCGCCTCGAAGAGGTCATGGCACGCCTGCCCGCGTGGGCCGAGGGGTTCCCCGCAAAAGTGGAGGGATTCCTATCGCCCTATTGGCGAAAGTAACCCCTTGACGCAGTGCCCCTGGTACTGATGCTGTGGGGGTACCCCGAAAGGCACCCCCCATGATCATCGCTACTACCGCCGATACCGCCGTCACTGCCCCCTGGACCCGCGCCAACGCCCTGCGAATCCGTGCCAAGGCCTGGAGCCTTTACCCCGTTTGCGCCGCGCTTGCCCACGTGTTCGATGGTCGCGTGTACCTTTGGGATGACTGCGCATGCAAATTCACTTCCCGGCACGCGCTGAGCGCCCGCGCCGAAAAGCGGATCTGCGCGGCATATGCGCGGCATGTCGCCTGACCCCACCAGGTCCCGCTATCGGAAAGCGGCTGCGTGCTGCCGCCTTCTGACCCCACCACGCGGCGACCTAATCGGCCTTGACACAAGGGGTGGGCCCCCACCCCCCATATCTTGTGCCCCCTGTTTTGTGTGGCAACCCTGCGGATTGCACGGTTAGGCTCGCCCACCCCTTCCACTCGTCAAAGGCATTATGCTCAACACAGCGCACCCGTCGACTATCGTCATCCTGCGGTCAGTCAACAAACTCCCTTGCGCGAAAACCATCGGACTACGTTCCGACGGTCGCCCCGCGGTCCTCGCAGGGTACGGCCGGGAAACCCACTGGCGCGTCGAGGCCCGCAACGTAGCCAGCTTCGACCGGTTCGTCGAAGTCCTCGACGCGGCGGCCGGGCTCGACGACGCTATCGTAATCCGCGGGCAGCTCGACCTGCAAGCGCTCGGTGGTCGCGACCCTGCGCTCGGCGTGCCCCGCCGCCTCACAGAGTGCCCTCTCCCCGGCGAGCGGGGCTGTTGGATCGCGGCGGAGCGGACGTGGATCCCGATCGACGTAGACGGGGCTCCCTTCGAAACGCTCGACGCTCTCGTCGCGGAGCTCCCCCCACCGTTCCGCCTCGCGTCGTACTGGTACCAGTGGACGTCGTCGCACCTCCTCGACGGCGATCCAGGCAACCTCCGCTGTCGGCTCTGGTTCTTGGCCGACGCGCCTGTGTCCGCCCGCGCCCTCCAGGACGTACTCGCGCCGCTCGCGGAGCGCCTGCGCCTGGACACCTGCGTGTATCGCACGGTCCAACCGGTCTACATCGCCCGCCCGACGTTCGTCGGTGACGCCGTCGACCCGGTCGCGGTACGGTGCGGCGTCGTGCGCGGCTTCGACGGCGATCTCGTCTCCGCAGTTGCCGTGAACGCGGCCGCCTCGGACGCGGGGCCTACGGGGCCCGTCCAGGAGGGGGCCGTCGCGGGCGGTGCCGGCGACGGCCACCCCGTCGAGATCGCGAACGCGGTCGAGCGGATCCTCGCGGCCAAGACGTCCGGATCCCGACACATGCACGCGCTCGGCGCGGGCTGCGAACTCCTCGCCCTGGGTGCGTCGACGGAGACCACCGCGGAAGTGATCGCGGAAGTGATCCGCGACCAAGGCCGCGAGCCGTCGCATGGCGAGGTAGCGCGCGCGCTCGCCTGGGCGGCCGCCAAACTCTCGAGCGGGAGTCTGACGACGGCCCGGCCGCCCGCGGCGGGGGGGCTCCCCGAAGCGGGCGCGGAGGACCCCGACGCGTACGGCGACACTGCCGTACGCGTCGCCATCGATGACGACGCGTACGGCATGGCCGCCGCGTTGCCGTTCGGACCGCCTCAGTACGGCACCAACGCCAACTCCAACGCGCTCCAGTATCTGCGCGCGCACCACTCGGCACCCGCGACAGCGGGGCCGAGCTTCCCCTTCACGCTCGCGCGGTACAGCGAGACCGACTACGAATGGAACGGGACCCACTACGCCGCCCTCGAGGCGGAGGAACTCGCCGCGCGGCTCCAGCGCGAGATCGGGATGCAGGTCTCGCAGACGGCCCTCGCGGTGACGCGCCACACGTTCACCAGAGCGGCCGCGGCCCCGTTCTGGCGCGAGGACCATCCGGGAGATGCGCCCGCCGGGGCGTGCGTTCCCTTCGCGAACGGCGTCCTTGACCTCGACGCGTGGGGGCTTGACGCCGCGACGCCGCTACGGCCCCACACCCCCCGGCTGTTCACGCTGTCCGCGTTGCCCTACAGCTTCGATCCGGCCGCGAAATGCCCGGAGTTCGATCGCTGGCTCGGGGCTTTGTTCGACGACCAGGAGTCGCGCGACGAGTTTCTCAAGACCCTGGGGTATATGTTTATTGGCGGCAACCCACACCACCGCATTTTCGTCTTCTCGGGCCGCCCGCGCGCCGGGAAGGGGGTCGCGCAACGGCTGATCGCGGCGCTTGTCGGCGAGGAGGGGTGGACGGCGTCCTCGCTCGCTACCCTCGGGGAAGACTTCGGTCTGGCCCCATTGATCGGCAAGCGCGTCGCGATCATCGGCGAGATGAATGAGCATCGGGCCGGCGCGATCGCGTCCCTCGCCATCGACCGCTTGAAGTCCATCTCGGGCGGCGACGCGGTGGCGATCAACCGCAAACAAAAGTCGATCGTAACCCTGAAGCTGGGGACGCGGTTCGTGATCGCGTGCAACACGTTCCCCGCGATCCTCGACCCATCCGGCGCCCTGCTCGACCGTATGACGGTGCTCCGCTTCGAGCACTCGTACGCGGGCCGCGAAGACCGCGACATCGAACGCCGGCTGGCCAACGAGTTGCCGGGGATTGCGAACCGCGCGTTGCAGGGACTGCGCGCGCTCAACGCGGACCGCTTCCGTACTCCAAAAGCGGTGGTCGAATACCTGAGCGAAATCCGCGGGGTGATGTCGCCGGTGAGTAGCTTCGCCGAGGATTGCATCGCGACGCAGGAGGGCGCCGCCCCGACGTTCGTCCCTGGCCGCGCTATCTTCGACGCGTACCGGGCCTGGTGCGCCGCACACAACGCCCGCGCAATCCCGGAAGAGCGTTTTGCTTCCGACCTGCGTGCTGTGGTGCCGTCCGTCCGGACGCAGCGGCCGCGCGTCAATGGCGCGCGAGTGCGCGGGTACACCGCGCCAGGGCTCACGCTGACGCAGGAGGGGGCGAGCCTCGCAGCAGACAACGCGGCCGGGTTCCCGGACGGCGCCTGACCGAGGGCGCCGTCCGGGCCCCACCGTTGACTGGGGGCCCCCACCGTGCAAGGTGCACGACATGCTCACGATCCGCGAGGCGGCCGACACGGCTGGCCTATCCTACTGGACCATCCGCAACGCGATCCGCCGCGGCTCCCTGCCGACGGTCACCTTCTCCCGGGGCGTGGTCCGGATCGAGCCTCGTGCGTTCGCGGACTGGCGGTGGAGCTGCAACGCCAAGGCGCTCCTCCGGGAGCTACTCGCCGCCAAGGGCCACACGGTGAGTGCCGTCGCGGATCGATGCGGCGTATCGTCCTGGACGGTGAAGGCCTGGATCCGGTCCGGGCGCCTCCCCGCGGAGCGCGTCCCGCCCGCGGGGTACCGGGTCCGCGGGGAGGACGTCGAGCGCCTGCTCGTCGCGGCGGCGGAGTGACGCCCGCGGCGGTGATTGGCATCGACCCCGGCAAGGAGGGCGGCGTCGCCCTGGTCCCCCTGGACCGGGTGAGCTTCGCGCCCTGGGTCCTGCCGATCCCGTACCTACGCGACGACGACCAGCCGGACATCCCTCGGCTGGTGTCCGCACTCTATATGGGCGCGCTCGAGGTCGACGTTGCGGTCTTGGCGCTGGAAGACGTGAACAGTTTTGGGATGGGCCGCCAGTCGGCGTTCGTCTTCGGGCAAGGGATCGGCGCGTTGCTGGCCATGGCGGCCGTCATGCGGACCCCCGTGGTCCGAGTCCGCCCCGTCGTCTGGCAAAAGCCGCTCGGCGTCCGCCGCGGCCGGGCGAAAAAAGCCGACGCGAGCGGCCCGGTGTCGCGACTGTTCCCCGGCGTGGAGCTCTTTCTCGGGGCCTCCCGCCCCCACTCGGGGGTTGTCGACGCGCTCGGGATCGCGGAGTACGCGCGACGACTCGCTACCGGCTATGGATCTGGCCACTCGTAGATGTCGATCCGGCCCGCTTGGCCGGCGGAGCCGCCAGTCGCCGCCGCGCCCCCGTTGCCACCCGAGCCCGAGAACTTACTCGAGGTTGTTCCATCGCCGCCGCCGGACCCGCCGTAGGTGGCGTACGAAGTAAAGGACGGGGCGGAGTAGACGATCGACTTAATGCCGCCGCGATGGCCGCGCTTTCCGGGGATCTTGAGCTCCTGAACCGCACCGACGGTGAGAGCGGCGGAGAGACTCCGCCCGCCGACGCCCCCGATCCCTGTCGCGGACACCCCGCCGGACCCACCCGCAGCCGCTACGACACCCGTTACTGAGGTACTGCCCCCCGTCGAGCCGTTCGCGTTTGACGCGCCACCCGCGCCGCCCGCGCCGACCGCGTACGCGATCGTCCCGGACGCCGTCCATCGGCCCTGTGCGATGATCATCTCGCCCTCACCGCCACCGCCACCGCCGTACGCGCCCGAGCCGCTCCCCGTCGATCCGCCCGCGCCGCCGCCGCCGGCCGCGCGCGCGACGATCAGATAATTGACTTGGGTCCTGGTGTGGTTGCCGGATCCGCTGGCATACTCCGTAGTCGTCACCGAGGACGGAACCGATCGGAATTTCGACGGATCGAGCGCGACCGGGACGTTCGTAAAGAGGCTGCCGTCGTAGACGAGTGCGTCCCCCGCCGCGATGTTCGTGACGACGTCGGGGTCGAGGCCCGTGAGCTCCAGGATGCCATGGTTATGGCTCAGGCTGCCGAGGGCGACGCCGAGCACGTAGACGCGCGTCGAGTCGATCGCGTAGGTCACTGCGCGGCGGAGATCCCCGGTCGCCGGGAGCACCCCAAGCTGGCCCGCCGTGGCGGTCAAGTAGCCGAGATCGCCCTCGGTCCAGCCGGTGATGTACGCCACTCCCTCGATCGTGATCTCGAACGTGTTGGCATCGATCACGTCGGAGACGAGGCCGACGCGGTCATAACCCAGCGTCATACTCGCCAGGACCCACACGCCGGCAACGATGCCGACGACGTTGCCGCGGGCGAACCCGTGCCCCGACTTAGTGACGAGGTACGCGAAGCGCGGCTCCGCCGGGGGGGCTCCCGCCAGGACGAGGCCCGTTGTCGCGCTCAGCGCCTGGAGGATCGGGCGCTGGTTCGGGGTGGTCGTCAACCCACCGGAGGAGTTGGAGACGTAATAGAGTTGCCCGGCGGTAAGCCCGGTAAGCCCGGAAATAAAGCCGTGGTAGGTGACGGTGAAGTGGTCGGAGTCCGCGATGGCGGAGACCACCCCCCGGGGCCACTCGCCCGCGAGGATTGCGTAGCCGGCGCCCGCGGGGCCCGAGCCGCCCGCGACCACCCACGCGGTGCCATTGTAGAACACCACTTGCCCGACGACGGTGAGGTTGTGCGCAGTCTGCGCGATCGCCTGGCTGATGGCGCTCGGCGCCGTCGCGGTGGCGGAGTGCCGCGCGATCGCGGACCGCGTCCCACTGCTGGCTGCCTCCCAGAGGACGGTCCAACCGCCCGTTTCGAGGAGGGCTTTGGTCGCGTCCGTGATCGACACGATCGCCTGCCCGGAGGTCTGGACGTACCCCGCGCCGCCGATGGCGATGGGGTCCTTGCAGACTCCGGCGGGCGCGCTGGCGGTGCCTTCCGCAATTGGCTTCACGTTCCACGCGAGCTGTGAGATCAGCCCCGCGTCCGAGGTCACCACGGGGGATTCGAGCGAGACGGGCGCGAATGCGCCAACCGCTCCCGTCCCCGCGTTGACCGCGAACGTCTGCCCCGCGGGCGCGACGCCCGCACCGCCCGGGACTCCGGGGCCGATCTGCTCTTGCAGCGCGTTGACCAAACCATTCAGGCGCCGCGCGCCAAGCCGCTCCCCGCGCTTGAAACTCGGGATCGCCGCTTGCGTGATTTTGTTGGGCGCGCTCATGGGAGGGAAGACGTTCCGATACCGAGGACCGAGAAGTCTGCCTGCTTATAGACCTGGGCGACGTACGCCGCCTCGATCGTCTGCTTGACCGGTTGCCCCGCCGAGCCCGGGACTGGCTTATACTGGTACCAGAGGTAATCCCAGCCCGCTTTCGTGACCACCGTATCGACCCCGTTGATCGGGACCGCGACTTCGACATTGCGGTGCACGCGGAAGCGGAAAGTCACATACCAAGACCCGTTTTGTTTATTCGCGGACGCGCCCGCGAATTGCACTTCCCCTGCGTCGTACTCGCGGAAAGCGTAGGCGTTTACCGCCCACCCCATCACGTAGAGCATCTTGCGGTAGAAGGGATTGAATTGCGCGGGCGTAAATACGTATTGTTCGGTGAATTCGATGATCGGGGCGTTGATGTCGACGCCGTCGATCGATTCGCCGTTGAACCCGATTATGTTCGCGTCAACTTTTGCGCTTTGCGCTGGGTACGCTGTCTGCGAGATGGCCACCTCGACGTGCTCTGACTCGCCACCGAAATCGTAAGCGAACGTCGTTTGGATCGTGTCGCCACCGCCACCGCTCGTCCCTGTCTCAGGGAGCGAGAACGTGAGGTCTACCTTGACGATGTCCGCTTCGCCGCCACCCGATGCGTACGGGGCCGCGTGTCGCGACGTGGCGACCAGGTATGACAGCTCGGTGTCGTAGCTGCCGATCGCCGGGCCGAGGCCCTCCGCCTTGGTGGGGTCGTTGGTGCCGTGGACGTAAAACACGCGAGTGAGCTCGGTGCTCGTCGACGTGCCCCGCAACTCGCGCATGGCGTGCGCCTCGACGACGTAGTATTGCCGAGTGATTCCGCTCGTGTCCACGTACGTCCCCACGCGCGCCAGACTGGCGCTCGGGACGACACCGAGGATAGATGCGGCGGTAAGGGTGACGTTCGCCACGAGCTCAACCCGACTGTGCAGAGAGGGTGTAGGTGACCTTCAACAAGTCGGCCGCGACGACGGTGCGGTCGCCCTCGGCCGCAAGTGCGGTGCAGAACAGGGTGCCGGCGGTGCCGGATTTTGTCGCGCTACTGACGAGGAATACGCCTTTGATCGTCTTCGTGCCACTGATCGTGAAGGTTAGCGGCGTGCTGTTGGCCAGCGCTTGGCTGGCCGCCGCGGGCGGGGCCCAGGTCTGACGCACTGACTCGTTATATGCGACGGCTTCGATCCATCCGCCGTGGCTCGACATCGTGTCCGCGGCGGCGATTGCGGAGTAGCTGGCGCTGTCGATTAGCCCGACGTACCAGGTGGTGATCGGAGACGAGCCACGGAAATATACGTCGAGCAGGCTATTCAGCGCCGCGTTAGCCACACCGTTCTTGAGATCCTCCCGCCACTTGAGGTGGCCGTCGGCGGCGAAACATTCGAGGTGGAAGGTGCCACCGATACGGAGGGGGGTGTTCATCGGGTCCTTAGGGAGCGAGTCCGCCGCCGATTTCGACGAAGCGCGAGATCTGGCCGAGGTAGGTGGTTTGCTTGCGGAGCTCGGAATTGACTTTGCCGAGCTCGGTGTCCGCGGTGGTGCGACCAACGTTTTCGGTCCCGAAGGTCCCGGTCGTCGCGACTTTCGCGATCAAGCTGTCGTTCGCCTCCGCGACTTCATTCGCGGTCGTCCCGAAAAACGTCGGGAACACGGACGCCGCCGCGCTGAAGAGTTTGGGGAGCGCGACCTGGAAGCCGTCCTTGATCGCGTCGCTGATACCCTGGACACGGGTCTCGCGTTCGCGCCCCAGACGGATCTTCTTTGCGATGATCGTCGCGGCTCCTTCGCTATCGAGTCGCACCTGTTGTGCGCCGTTGAAAAAGCGCTGGCCAAGGGTCGCCTGAGTCCCCTTCTGGATCGCCCCGTCCTCTTTCATGCGGGCGATCCGCATGCGCGCGCCCGCGTTGCCGATCCCGAGGGCAACGGAGTCGAGCCCAGTCAAGTCCCCGATTCGGGCCTTCCCGTATACGCCGTCCTTGACCTGGATGTCGGCGAGGTTGCCGAGCGCGGTACCAACGCCTTCCAGGAGCTTCGCGGTAAGGTCCTGCATCAGGCGCCGCGCGGAGTCGAGACCGTCGAGGATGTACGAAAACAGGGTCGCCATCGAGTCGAACAGGTTGTCCCCGACGCGGGCGAGGGTCTCCGAGCCAACGATATATGCCGTCAGCTTATCCGCGACCAGACCCACCAGGGGCGCGAGCTCGAAAGTGATCTTGGTGACCAACCCGGTGAGCGCGAGCTTGAGGCGCGTTACCGCGTCGTTCGCGATCTCGACCTTCGCCGCGTCGACCCGCGAGAACGCGGCGCCCAACGCGACCGCCGCGGACGCGTTCTCCTTGAGTTGATCGGACCCGAGGGCCAGGGTGTTGACGAGTGCCGCGCCCGACCCCTTGAAAACGTCCAGGGAGACCTTTACGCGCTCGCTCTGGGAACCCAGGTGCTTGAACGCGTCCGCGATGAGGTAAAATTGCTCCTCCGGCGCGAGGCGGGCGAGGTCCTTCGCCGACAAGCCCATCGCCGCGAAGTCGAGCTTGGCGACCCCCATCCCGCGCGAGGCTTCCGCTACCGACTTGGCCATCTCCTCGAGGCCTTTGTCGAGGTCTTGGACCTGGGCTCCGGAGAGCTCCGCGGAGTACCGTAGCCCGGTGAGCGCTTCCGTCGCGATGCCGAGCTTGTCGGAGGTCTTGGCGATGGCGTCGACCGCCGCGAACTGCCGCTTGACGGCGAGTGCAACGCCCGCCCCTGCGGCGACGACGGCGATGGCCGCGACTTTTGCCGCTTCCCCCGCGATTTTGCCCGCGCCGCTGATGAACGTCTTGGAAACACTGGCAATGAATTTGTCCGCGTCTTTTGCCGCGGTCTTCAGTTTCCGCGAGAACGCTCCCGTCTCCGCCGTCAGCCCAACTGTAAGATTAGCGAGGAGAGCCATGCGAGTGGCGAGCCTTGGGGTTGTTGACGGCGGCGGCGAACAAGGTCAGGACGTGGAGCATCGCCTTCGGCGTCTGGACCTTCGGTTCAAATGATGGCATAAAATCCGACGGGCGGAAGGGCTTCCCGCCCTTGCGGTTCGCGTTCGCGACCGTCGCCGACGTGACGGCGCAACGGAGGTCCGCTCGCGCTTCGCCGAAGGGCTCGAGCCGATCGTACGCGAGCCAATCGGCGAACTCGCTCGCGCTGATTTCGACCTGCGCCTGGTGGACGCTCTTGCCCAGAGCTAGAGCGAGACGGTGCCAGAATCGGCGCTCTGGGCACCGTCGGAGTTTCCCAGGCGGGCATCGACCTCGGCCGCGCCCAGGCCATTGAGCCGGACCGCGACTTTGAAGACTCGGTCCAGGGCTGCCGCTCCGCGGGTGCCGAGCTCGTCGAGGTCCTCCTTGGTAAAGAGTGGTCGGCCCGCCGCGTCGCAGCACGCGAGCAGGGCCACCGTTGCCCGGGCGTCCGGGAGCGCATTGCCCCCGGCCGCCAGCATGAGGCTCTCTAGCGTGTCGCGGCTCTTGCCGCTGAACGTGCGGACGGCGACCACGCCGCCCCATTCGGGGACGTCCACCTCTTCAAGGGTGAAATCAGCAGCGCCGAGGATCTGGTCGCGGGTCAACATTATGCGAGCGTAATCGCGCCGGAAACTTTAAGGGTGAAGCTAGCCGTCATCTTGTCCTCGAGTGGCGCGGTCGCCTGGAAGTTGCTCATGAAACACGTGGCCGCCCAGGTCTTCGGGGTCGCCGCGGGGAAGGTGATCGTGACTGTCTCAGCAGCGCCACCGTAGGGGGGTGCTGCGGCGGGATCAAACGCCATCTCGACCTGGATTTCGCCTGGATCGTACAGGTCGCCGGCCATGAACGACCGCGCCGTAGTAGATCCGAGGTGGGTCGTATCAATCGGGGTTCGGCTGATGCCGGACCAGGAGATTGAGAGGATGTTGCCGGTGAATGCGGACGTGGCGAACACAATCGTCGCGCCTGTGCCGACGTCGTCTGGAGCGATGGCCATGGGGTGTTCCTCGTGTCTTAAAGGGTAGTAAGTGTGGAGTGGAGCGCAACGTCGAACGTCAAGCCAAAAAGCGGGGTCTGCCGTCCGCCCACGGGCGGCGCGGTGACCTCGGAAACGTTGGCGATGAAACACGACCGGACCAGAAAGGTGTCGGGGCCGACCGTCGCTGACCCGCGGTACCCGTGTAGCTGGGTGTAGACGATCTCGCGGAACGTCTTGACGGCGGCCATCGTGTCGGACCAGAACGCAACGTCCGCTTGCTCGGAGAGGAGCCCCCCGGCGCCGCCGAGGTGCGACGAGGGATCGCCGTTTGACGCGACATAGAGCGCGTATGGACGGACGGTCCCTTGAGGCGCCGCAAAGTGGAAGACCCGGGTGCCCAGCAACGCCGCCGCGGAGGCGTGCGCCAGGATTCGGCCAGGGATGATTCGGGATGCACTCACGGGGGCCCCTTCGCGATGCGCTTCGCTTCGCGGTCAATGCCCTGCCGGAGCTTGGCCCCGAACTTAGCGACGATCGCCTCCCGGTTGTCCTCGAGCGCCGGAGTCAAAAACGGACGCGGCGCCACGGTGCCGAGGACGGGCCCTCCCTCGACGTTGCGGACGACATGTCCACCCTCGACGAGGTGCGCGTATTTCGCGGGGTCCCGGCCGTCTACACCTCGTAGGGAGGTCGCGCCGACCATGCCGACGATCACCCCCGACTGAGGGTAAACCTTGATCTTGACGCTCAGTGACTTCGACAACTGGAGCGTCTCAATCGGGACCTTAGCCCGCGCGGCCATGAGCACGGGGGCGATCCCTGCCTTGACGGCGGTCCGGAGGACGCGGCGAAAAACGTTATTGGGCAACGCGCCGAGCGCCGCCACCAGCTCCTTGCCGCCGAGGACGACGGCAGTCACGAGATCAACTCCCGCGCCATGATCTCCAGCGCGAGCGCCCGCTCTTCGCGGCGGGTCACGGAAACGAACTCGAAGACCCGGCTGTCGTACGTCCCGCGCCAGGTTGGCCGCACGTCGGTACGGTTGCGGATCGTGATTTTGTGGGTGACGTCCGCCGACACTTTTCCCTGCGCGAACGCCTCCGCGCTGTTGACCGGCTCGATTGCGGCGAACACGGTCGCGACCGTCGTCCAGGCGCTCCCCACCCAGTCGCCGCCGGTATCGGGGGTGCCGTCGGTCTGCGACTGTAGCGCCAGCCGATGCCGGAGGGAGCCGGTGATCATCGCTGGACCATCGCACGGTAGAAGCTGACGAGCCGTTGCACGGCGAAAGGGACCTCGGACATCTGCGTGAGGGCGACCGCTTCGCGGTGCTCGAACCAGTGACTGACCAGCATCAGAATCGCCTGAATCAAGGGCGGGGGCACGCTCGCGCCGGTCGCACCGTATCCGGCGGTGTAGGTGATGGTGACGGTATTCAGGGCGTTGGCGCGAGTGTCCGGCCAGACGAGGTCAACCCCCGGGAGGATCCGCCCGGGGTCGTTCACGAGGTCGACCTGGTA